AGCGGACTGAGCAGGTCTCTTGCGACATATTGCGCGTGCATGGCGCGCAAGTACTGGCGGTACTGGACGAGCCACAGCTTCGTCTGCGAGACGCCCCAACCGATCTTGCGATTGCGCCAGTGGTTCATCCACAACCCGGGTGCGAAGTCGTACGGCATGAACCCGTAGTTATGTTTGAACTGTTTCACGACCGCGCCGGTCGGCTCGTTCTTGAAATTCGTACCCGTCACACACCACGACGCCCACGTCTCGTCCCAGTGCTCGAGCATGGTGATCGACGTGGGCAGGATCGGGCGCTGGTTGGCACCCCAGGCGTTGCTCCCCTGCGCCTGGCCGAGTTCCTCGGGCACGATGTTGCCGTCGACGTCCAGCCCCAGCCGGTAGCGTCTAAACGTGGTACGTAGCGGTCGGTCGGTAACTTCGATGACCTCGCACAGGCGGCCGCCCATGTAGTCGGGGTACACCGCGCGTGCGTCGACGAACTCCCACGCGAAGGGTGGGCCACACGCTTTCTTGGTGTCCTCGGTGGCCTTGTCGTAGCGTTGCCACGCTTCGTACGACTCGCCCGGATTGGGCGCCGGGTAGGCGTAGCGTTTGTCCCACGCGTCAGGCAGAAACAGGATCTTGCACCAGCCGCCGCCGTCGTTGAGCGCGGCATCCGTCAGGAACGTCATGGTGTCCTGACCGGGGATTCTCGAACCGCACTGCCATAACGTCTCTTCCGTCCAGTGCTCTCTCTGAGATGCCGCGGTCTGCGCGGTGTCTGATTCGCCACCGTCCAGGTGCAGCCTGGGCCGTTCCAACGTCAGCATGGCCGTTTGCTGGAAGGCTTCCTCGGAAACGTCAGGGTCGCGCGGGTCGACGTTGACGAGCGTGTACTTCTCGTCCGCGCCCATCATGGCCGGGATACGCATCTCGCGCTGGGCACGGTACGTGTCGATCTGCACGTCGTCCCGACGGTAACGGTCGTACATCTCCGTCTGGAGCTCGGTCAGATACGACGCCGTTGGTGGATCGAGTGCCACGGCCTGGTTGGCGAATCAGTGTAACCGCCGTGAAACATTCGCGTGAAACATCGCCGGGTAGGCGAATTCAGGTTGATTTCATCGTCTGGCTCTTGGGCGCAGCGACATGCCGGCCGATAACTAAGGTATGAAAGCGCTCGCGTTCCTGGTCGCCAGTGTCATCGTCGTCCTCGCGGGATTCACTGCTGCCGATCCAGGCTTCGCCAGCGACATGTACCAACAGGTCAGCCAGGTCCTGCCACACGCTGACCCGTGTGTCGAACTGATCCACGCGCGCAACGTAGCCTGGAGCACGCTGTACCTTCAGCCACACCAGGTCCACAAAGTCGTCGTCGTCGACGGCGTGACCGTATTTGATGGAGATGCTGAGGAGTGGCCAACGCGCGCTCAGATTCAGGAAGCACGCGAGACGTTACGCCAGACCCAGGAACAGTCCGTCGCGGCGCACTGTCAGATCACATCGTCACAAGACGCGCCATAGCCTCGTCGTGCAGTGGCCCGTAGCGCAACGCACGCGCGGCACACGTCTTCGCCAGGATGTAGCGGCCCACGCGCTGGGCTTCGGTCGCGAGGTAGTAGTACGCCACCGCGTCGTGCGGGTTCTCGCACAGGCGCATATGCAGCAACCGGCGGTCGCGTGCGATCTTCCGACGTAGCTCGAGAATGGTCGGGTCCGAGCCAAGGTGCTGGATGTGCGCACCGGCGGGCAGCATCTCGCAGGACGTGCGTGGCGGGTCGGGCACGTAGCGCAGTTCCTCGTGCACACGTCCGATATACCGCAGGTCGGGCGAATTGCGGAATAGCCGCGGCGCGAGCGGTAGCGCTTCGCTGATCAGCTCGCCGTCGAGCGTGGTCTCGTACGACATCGGACGGTAGCCATCGATCCACAACGGGATATCGCTAGTGAGCACGTCGTGAATCGCCTCGAAGCCGGCCTGCGTCAGTCGTTCGTCGGCATCGAGTGCCAGTATCCAGTCGCCGCGGCAACGCTCGAGGACGAGGTTGCGCGCATCGGCGAAGCTGTCGTGCCAGTCAAACTCAAGCGCGTGAGTGTCGACGAGCGTCCGTTCGGCGAAGCGAGTGGCGACCTCGAGCGTGCTGTCCGTGGTACGCGAGTCGATGCCGAGCCAGATCTCGTCGACCACTCCCGCGACCGAGTCGAGCATGCCTGGCAGCAGCATCTCCTCGTCCCAGACAATGGTGCAGAGGCTGAGCGTCACCGACGATCAGCGTACGCCGCAGGACCAGTTCGCGATGTGGTGCTCCTCGTGGATGCGCCGGTGACACAGACTGTGGACGGCAGCGATATCACCTGGGTCCTCGTTGCCAAGGTTCGTGTAGCTAGAAATGGTGAACGTGGAATCCACGCGTGACCAACCGTCCGCATCGCCAGCATCGCCAGTTCTGGCGAACCACGGTCTCGTATCGCTGTCGTTCCCAACGTGGCGCACTCATGCACCGTTGGTAGAACGTGTCATTCCCCAGATTCGCAGCGGCACGATGTCGTGTGGTGATCAGGTTGAGCATCGTTCGGTCATCGAACAAAGGCAAGGTGCGGCTGGCTGACTTCACAACTAGGGACCCTCGCTGAGTTGCATGATGACATCAGCATGCACTACCAAAGAGTTAGGCGATACCGAAGTTAGGTACTAAAGTTAGTACCTAACTCGCGCGTCTCTGCCTATCCCCTAGGTAATCGTCAACGCGACTGAGCAACCCGGCTGTCGTCCGCACCCGCAATAACGCATGCAGATCCTTCTTGATCTCACGTGCGGTAAACAGATTGCACTCAGCCATCCCCGCGATTTGGGCGATCGTGGTGTCCCGGAACTCATGAAGCCAGGCCAAAAACTCAAGTTGAGTAGCGTTCAGATTGAACGCATCGGCAAGATCCTGAGGCAAGGGACACCTCGGCACCAGCAATGTACGACGGTTCGTATAGCGCCCCCCTATCAAACGATCTGGACTGATCCCCGGCAAGCCAAGTTGTGCACCAGCAACTGGTCCCATAAGTAACCACTTTTTACCGCGAAAACACGTACGCACTTCTAGTCGTCTGCGCCGGCTTCTGGGCGCCGATCCACGCCAGCGCCAATGCAACCACGGTGTCGTCGTGCTGCCCGATCGGTGCGCCGTACCTGAGGATCCCTGACGGGAGCTTCGTCGCTTCATAACTCAAAAGTTCGGCAGTTTGAACCTGGTCGTTCAGCAGCGCGAGGTCGCCGTTCTCGATCGCCAGCGACAACGCCTGAATCGCCGCGGCTTTGCTCGCGTTGGTTGCGAGCCACGGCTGCATCGGCAGCGCGCGCCGGCTGTCGCCAATCAACCGCGAGTAGCCCTGCTGGAGCCGCTCGACGATCGGGTTACCCATGGCGTTGACCTCGGCGACGATGGCGCGCGGACGGTACAGGTCGTACCAGCGGTGCAACCGTTCGGCCTGGAACTCCCAGTCGACCTGGGTAAAGCGGTCAAGTGCGACCTGCTGCTGGGTTGACGCGTCGATGATGCTGATCACCGTGAAGTCGTTGCTCCGTCCCCAGTCACAGCCGAACACGTACTGATGGTGCTCGGCGGGCGGCGCCGGTTCGAGGTACGCGCAGGCGTCTACCCCACGAAAGACACCGGCGCCTTCGAGGCTGAGGAATTCGGCGAGGTACTCCTGCATGTACGCGCGCTCTGGGAGCTCGCGTCGAGCCGCGGCGAGTTCGTCTGGATCAATGTACGGATTGACGCTCGTCGGCATCTGCCAGCTAGCCCAGTCTTGCTCGAGTGGGTCCTGGCCGAGTCGGAACAGGTCATAGAACCCGTTGAGCCCGCGCGGCGTACTGAAGAACCAGGCACAACCTCGCAGATCGGTGAGGGTTGGTCGTAACGCTTGCTGCCAGATATCTACCAGTGAGCGCACGATGGCAGCTTCATCGACGACGATGGTCTGGTACTTGCGACCACGCGCGGGATTCTCGTCGTCGAGCGACCAGCATTCGAGGGTGCCACCGCTAATGAGCTCGAGTCGGTGGTCCTGCTCGGACTTGGTAGCGGTGACCTCGGCGAGCGTGAGTCTGGCTTCACGCCAGTACTCGCCGAGCAACTTGTAGGTGGGGGCGAAATAGCCGACGGGCTGACCGTGGATAGCAGCCTCGGCGAGCACGTTCAGGCCGAGTGTGGTCTTCCCGCTGCGTCGGCCGAGACAGACGACGTTGAATCGGCGCGCGCCGGCGAGGATGTCGCGCTGCGCTGGGTGTGGTGCTTTGAGTCGAACCCTAACCGTCGCGGCCATCGTGCAAACGACCGTTGGACTGGACGTCGATCACGGGCTGGCCGACGTACTCGATCTCGAGCACGATGCGACCGTCTTGTTTGACCTGCTCGGCGACCTTGAAGCCGGCCCAGTCGAGCACGTAGCGCACCGCCTGGAATTCGTCCTGGTCGATCTGCCGCGCGAGCGAGCTGACGGCCGGATGCACGAGTGCGCGCATCCGGTCCTCAGCTTTGGCGAGTGCTTGCGGTGACTTGCCGCCATGCAGGCGACACACGTTCTGACCATGCATTGGCCATTGCTGGCACGGCTCACCGTTGACACGTTTACGTCCGCAGCGCTGCGACGTCACGGGGTTACGCAGCGTCATAGGGTCAGGCTGCTTCGATACCGGGTAACGGTGGCTGGTCAGCGAGCTCTTCGAGCCAGCGCATGCTGATCACGCACGGGTGTGGTTCGGGGCAGGTTTTCGCCCACGCGCGTGCTGAGTCCATGGACTCGAACGCGAGCAGATAGCCAACGGCGCCGGACACGCCCAGGTCGTCCTCGTTGATAGCCAGGACCACACCGATGGTCACTGCAATACCTCGACCACCTGCAACTCGTCCCGTGGGCGCCAGACGAAAACCTCAGGTCGCAACTCGACTTTCTGAAACGCCCCCAGCCACAGATCCTGCGACTCGGTGGTTTTCCCACGTTCCGACTTGAGCTCGGCCACCACCATGCGTTCGTCACGTAACAGGACCAGGTCTGGAAAACCGGCCGCGCTGTGACGCGAGTCCCACGTGTGGTACGTGTCCCAACCCATACGTCGAGCCCAGCGTACGACCTGCGCCTGCCAATCTTCCTCGCGCATGATGCTGAGGACCTTGAGCCGCCCCGCGCTGGGCTTAGTCGTCGGGCGCATCGTCGGTCTCCGTGGCCTCGGCCCAGTCCGCGTAGAACTCGTCAGAGTTTCCGTATGCCGTATTAGCCCTATATATAGGAATACGGCATACGGAATCCTCGACCTTGTCGTTAGAGGCAGAATCTGCCTCTACCCGCGGCAAATGGTACCGATACGGGTCACCGCGTTTACCTGCACCCTGCACCAGGATGACGCCTTCGTCGACCAACGTTTTGAGTGCCGACACCGCGATATTCCGGTCCAGTTCGGCGGTTTCCCGGATCTTTGAACTGTCTGGCCAGTAGTCGGCCACAAACCTGGCCAACGTCTCAAGCACTTTCGCCTTCGCTTCGGCCAGTTTCAGTTCGGTGACCGCCGCGCCCAGGTTGATCAGACCAGTCGTCTCGTCCAGCAGCACTGCCGTATCAGGTAGATCTTTGCCGTATCGCTGGATCGTCTGCAGCGTACGCTTGTTGTCCTTGAGCCGTCGCATCAGCACGAGCGTGTCGACCGCGCCGAAGATCGCTGTCGACCCCAACACGTCATCGCCACCCTCGCGCACCATCTTGCCCAGGTGGTGCGTCAACGCAATATGGCAATTCGTCCTGCGCGCGAGCTCGATCACCGGTTCAAGCTCACGTGTGAGTTCGGCATAGTCAGACGAATCCCGAACACGGACCAGTTTGAAGACCGGATCGACGATCACCAGCGCCGGCTGGTAGATCCCAACCGCCGTCTCGAGTGCGGCTAGTCCTTCCTTACTGCTGGCCGGCGCCGCGCCGGT